CAATATATAGGAGCTAGATAGTGGCTCTTTTAGATTTTAAATTCTTTCCAGGAATTGACAAACAAAATACCGAAGTTGGCGCTGAACAACGTTGGGTTGATTGCGACAATGTAAGATTTAGATATGGTTTACCAGAAAAAGTTGGTGGATGGGCATCACTAGTTACAGATACAATGGTTGGTGTTGCAAGACGTGAGTTTGCTTTTGTTGATTTAGCTGGAAATAGATACATAGCAATTGGTACAGATAAGTTTTTAATTATTTATTTTGAAGGTCAGCTTTATGACGTCACTCCATTAAAAGCAACATTAAGTTCTGCAACTATTGCAACAACAGACACATCTGCTGTTTGTAATATTACAACAGGAACAAATCATAATTTATCTTCAGGTGATATTGTTTTATTAGATAATGTAACTTTACCTGGTGGTACTGGATACACTGATGCAGACTTTGAAGATAAGTTATTTCAAGTAACAGGAATTGTATCCGTAACAGAATTTACAATTACACAATCAAGCGCTGCTACTGCAACAGTTGCTACAGGTGGAAGTATAGATGTTAAACCTTATGAACCAGTTGGTCCTGCAGAACAATCATATGGTTATGGTTGGGGTATTGATACTTGGGGATCAGGCGCATGGGGTGAAGCAGCAGCTGCATCAGATGTATCACTTGAACCAGGTTTATGGTCTTTAAGTAATTTTGGACAAGTTCTTGTTGCAACTATTGCAAATGGTAAAACATTTACATGGAATGCAGGAGATGCTGCAAGATTAACAACAAGAGCATCTACTACAACATCTGGTTTTCAAACTACAAATAATCCAACAGCAACTAGAGTTACACTTGTATCACCAACAACTAGACACTTAATTCATTTAGGAACTGAAACAACTATTGGAACATCATCTACACAGGATGATATGTTTATTAGATTCTCAGACCAAGAAGATATAAATGATTACACTGTAACTGCAATTAACTCTGCAGGCACACAAAGATTACAAGACGGTACTAAAATTATGGGTGCCTTAAAAGCAAAAGAAACTATTTTGATTTGGACTGACAATGCATTGTATACAATGAAATTTATAGGTGCACCTTTTACATTTGGATTTGAACAAGTTGGTACAAACTGTGGATTGATTGGTAAAAATGCTGCAGTTGAAATAGATGGGGTCGCATACTGGATGTCAACAAATGGTTTCTTTGCATTTGATGGTACAGTTAAATCTTTACCCTGCACTGTTGAAGATTATGTTTATGATCAGGCAGATACTACAAAAGGTCAACAAGTTTATGCAGGTTTAAATAATCAATTTACTGAAGTTACTTGGTATTATACATCACAGGGTTCTGATTATAATGATCAATATGTCGTGTTTAATTATGGAGAACCTTTACAAGGAGGTGTTTGGTACATTGGAACTGAAGCTAGAACAAGTTGGATTGATGCAACTGTTTACCCTAATCCTGTTGCAACTAAATTTAATTCATCAAATACTGGAACATTTCCAGTTATCATTGGACAATCTGGTTTAGGTCAAACCGTATTATTTGAACATGAAGTAGGAACCGATCAAGTTAATCCTGATGGTAGTACAACTACGATTACATCATACGTTCAGTCCTATGATTATGATTTACAACAAGCACAACGAGGTCAAACATATGCTATAGCAGGAGATGTGTTTTTAGCTGTTAGAAGATTTTTACCTGACTTTAAAAATTTACAAGGCAATGCATTAGTAACATTAGCTGTTAAACGATACCCACAAGATACACAAACAACTTCAACATTAAGTCCTTTTACTATTACCTCAAGTACAACTAAAAAAGACACTAGAGCTAGAGGAAGGTTTGTAAATATTAAAATAGAAAACAATGCTGCATCTGAATCATGGAGATTTGGAACTTTTAGATTGGATATACAACCGGACGGTAGAAGATAATGGCAAAGATTAATGTAAGATTACCAGAACCAAAACAACAATATGATATATCTAACCAAAAACAAATTAATAGAGCAATCACAATTATGAAAGAACAATTAAACTCAACGTTCTTAGATGAACTGAAACAAGAAACAGAAAGGTTTACTTGGTTTAAATCTTCAGGAAGTAATAGTTAATGGCAAACATATATAAAAACGCACAGTTTGATTTAACAACAACTGATGCTACAGATGTATATACCGTACCCTCAAACTCAAGAGCAATTATACAAAACATACATATGGCAAATGTTGGAGCAGGAAACGTTGTAGTTCATGCTCATATTTATGATAACTCTGAAACCACACAATATACGTTTGCAAAACATACAATTGCAGCAAATAATTCGCAATCTATATCAGATGGATCAGTTATATTAGAAGAAAATGACGTATTGCGAGTTCAGGCAGATAGTGCTAATGACATAGAAGGAACTTGTGCTATATTAGAAATTAACCGAGACTAAGGAGAAAAACATGGCGTTTAAAGAAGAAGGATCAGTAAATTACACAATAATAAATGGTAAGAAAGTACCTGTTGTTAAATGTGAAACTGAGGTAGTATTAAGAAACAAAGAAACAAATATAGAGTATAACTCTGACCAAGAAGCAGAAAATGATATTGCAAATCCTAATACTCCAACACAAAGAGAACATATTACAAGATCATTAAAAATTAAAGTAGCAGCAATGCCTCCATTAGGAGCAGCATCAGACTCAGAGGATAAATAATGGCACTAAGTCCATATGATCAATCGGTATATGATGCGGGGTATAAATATATACCTCAGAGTCAGTACTTATTAAATCCATATGCAATACCACAAGGTACGGAAAATGAAGTGCCTTCAGGTATACCTGCTGTATACCAATCTACACCTATGGGAGCAAACACTATGGGTGGTGCACTACAAGCTGGCAACATAAACTATGGTGATTTTGCAAAAGCTGGTTTTGATGCTTATGCAAATAGACAACCTTCTCCATTAGTTGATGATTTATATCAAAGTAAACTTGATAAAAGTTTTTTAGGTTTTCCAAGTTATCAACAACAAGAATTAACTGGTCCAGACATGGGTGAGTATATTGGATCTGATACAGATATACCTTTAGAGCTAACTAGAGCAGGTCAGATACAAAAAAGTCTGCAGGGTTTTGGACAAGGTATACAAAGTTTAGGTCAAAAGATAGGTGGTTTTGGTCCTATCAGTATGGTTTTAGGGTCGATGGATAAGTTTGATACACTACCTGCATTAGACAAACAATTTATAGAACAAAGCATGGGATATAGAGGTCCAACAGTATTTGGAGAAAATACCACAGGAGGATATGTAGATCCTTTTGGTGTTAATGTTAGATCTGCATTTGGTAACTATGCAGAAAAAGTTAGAGATGAATTTGGTAGTCTTGGAGAAAGTTTAAGTGGTAGATTATCAGACAAGTATGGCGCAACATTTAATACTGAAACCGGAATGTTTGAAAGTGAAGATGAAGAAGCTGCAAGAAAAGCAAATCAAATGACTAATTTAATGAGGAAAAAATTCGTATTTAGACAACAACAAATTAAACAACAAGAGTTTGATAAGAAAATAGCTGAACAACAAGCAGCAGCAGCGGCAGCAGAAGCTCAAGCGCAAGCTGCAAGAGATAACGCTGGAACTCAAAGAAGATCTGATGGTTCTGGTGGAGGCAATCTAACTAGATCTAGAGATCAAGGTGGACTTGGTTTATCTGCTTCTCAAGCACAATCTGTTTCTGCTGCAAATGCTGCTGCAGGTATGGGCGGCTGGGGTTTGGCTGATGGTGGTAGGGTACCATATATGGATGGTGGAATAACAGATATGCTCGATATATATGATTGATTATAGGAGAAAAAGACGATAAAAGGGTAAGATTATGGCAATTTCTAGAAATATGATGCAACAAGAATTATTAAATAGCGGTGGAATTATGGGTCTTGAAGATCAGAGACAAGGTTATTTTTTAGGTAAAATTGTAAAGAAAGCCAAGAAGGCTGTAAGTAAGGTTG